AGATCAAGCGAATAGGGTCGAGCCATCGGATGCTGGCCTCCATTCCAGCCAGCATCTTGAATCAGACCCGTCCTGATTTGGGAATCCCCAATCGATTCAGGCTAAAATCATCCCGCTTTAGCTCTCAATTCGCGACAATCCGTTACGTCGAATAGCCTGCCGGCGTAACCGGCGGCAACGCGCAGCGGGCCGCATCGAAGTCACCACGTATTTCCAGTGAGTAGCGCGAGCGCGATCCGAGGTCCATAGGCACTCACAAGGCGCGCGCGCTTTCGCAGAGAGTAGCCGAGCCGCTGCAATATGGTGCGTCGGAACTGAGCTGGCTTGGGACCGTAGGACTGCAGATTGACCATCGTCGGCGTTTCCTGATCCTGGGCGGCGGCATAGGGCTCAAGCTCCAATACCCGGAGAGCAAGCCGCGGATCGCCGAACGCTTCGTCGGTCATTTGATCTAACACTCGCAGCGCGCAAAGTCTCTCGGCCGCGTCCTTCGTCAGCAAATACGCTGCCGCTCCCATTGATGGCGTCATGCCGACCACGACGGAATAACCGGGCGCGATCCTGCCAAGCGACACGGTTCGGCGGTGCGGTGAGCCTTCGAGCTTGAATACGTCAAACTCGCAAAGCCGGATGACGCGGCTCAGCGCTACGGGGAAAAAATCAGACGGCTTCGCATCGTCCTCAAGCACGAGCGCCACGTCATGTCGGCGCTCGGCAATCATGCGATGCACCCTGCGGTGCGACATGGCGCAGGCGAGGGCGGATTCGCCCCAGAAGCCGCGCCGATCCACTCGCGCGCCGTCGAACACGTCGGGTAGCCGCTGCGTCCGCCCGTCGATCGCATCGACAAACTGGAATGGAATCCCGAGCGCGCCGAGCCGCTCGGTCATGTTGCGCCGGCGGACTTCCGAATCGCGCAGAGAAATCACGTAGGCGGGAATATCCCCCATGGCCGCGCATAGGAGCGTGGCCGCAACCGCGAGTCAACCCCGCCCGATGCTGCCGTCCGCCCAAATCATGCCGAATGTCGGCGGCGTGACTAGTTGCGGTCACAGCTTATTTCCAGTGATCCTGGCCGAGTCCATCTTAATAGCGGCCCATAGGCCGTATAACCGAACAAACATAGCTCGCTTGCGAACGGAAAGCGCGAGTCGTGTGAGCCCGCCGAGGGGGGGCGCGAGCGCTCTTGGCAACGGCTGCAGAGCGGTTTGCGTCGGTAGTCTGTCTTGCTTGACGGGGTATGGCTCTAAGTCCAGGACTCGAAGTTGGAGCCGGAGATCACCGAAAGCTACGTCAATTGGTTTGTCCACAACTGGGAGGGTACAGAACCGCGCCGCAGCGGATCGATGGATGAGATATGCGGCAGAGCCTAGCGACGGTGTTCCTGCCATCACCGCAAACTTACCAATTGTGCCTATTCTGGCGCGCCGTCCCCACGCACCGCCTTCAAACTTGAGGATGTCGAATCGAAGCCTCTTTGCGAGAGCAAGCGCCTCTGGAAAGTCTGGCGAGGGGTCCGCGTCATCTTCGAAAATCAGGGCAAGTTCGCTGTCGCCATCCATAATGAGGCGGTGTACGAGGCGGTGCGACATTGCACAGGCAATTTCCGCTTCCGACTGAAAGCCGTCGCGCACCACGCGCGAACCGTCGAACACGTCGGCTAGGCGTTGCGTCCGCCCGTCGATCGCATCGACGAACTGGAACGGAATGCCGAGCGCGCCCAGTCGCTCGGTCATGCGGCGCCGGCGCACTGCGGAATCACGCAGAGAAATGACGTAGACAGGGATATCCCTCATGGCCGCGCATAGGAGCGTGGCCGCAACCCCGAGTCAACCCAAAAGGATGCCGTCGCTCATGTCGGTCTCGTCGCGGCGGTCTAGCGGGAAACGGGAGGACCCGACCTGCGAGACAGAAACAAGTTGCCAACGAATCCGAAACGAATGGGCGAGTAATATCCACGCCTCATCGCGGCCGCCATCCCTGCCGGATGTCGGCCGTCCTGTTCGCCAGTAAAGTCAGGTGTCGTTACAACCGCATTAAACTCGCCTTCGGCAAGGCGGGCGAGCATGGCGTTCATATCGGGTACATTCACCACGCTGGACGCATTAGGATGGCCAGCCCTTATGCATGCTATTACGGAAATCTCGCACGCGATGGGGTCCGGAATTCTCGCCAACCGAGTTTCCAGCACCATCATTTCGGCAGATACGCTGCGGAAGCCGGCAATCGTTGCAATCGGATCGTGAATGCCGAGCAGGAGCCTGACCACCAATGCTCCCATCAGCATCATGCGTGCAAGATCTGCAGGAAGTCTGCTGACCCACTTGACGCGGTCCCATATGAGCCCGCACGCGAGCGAGGATGCAATGACCAAGTCTATGGTGACATTTTCGCTCACACCGTAGGCGCTGCCGAATACCAGGATGGAGAGCAAAGCAGCCGCGATAGCAAGGCCGGCAAACGCCATCGCCTCATCGCGCGCTCGTTCTACTCCGGCCGCGAGAATGCCGAACCCAAGCAGCGGGACAATGGACTTGGTAATTCCCCATCCTAAATTCGAGCCGAGCCCATTGAGTGAGAACCTGCGAGGTATGGCCATATTATCGATGAATGCTTCACCGTATCCAATCACAAGCGCTAGCAGGGCGGCGCACCCTGTGATGAGGCCGGTTGCCAGCCAGGGGAGCAAGAGATTCCGGCGATAGATTGCAAGCCAGACCGCGGAAGCAAGCGGTAGGGCAACAGCGATGTGCTTGGTAAGACCTCCGAGCACCATTAGGGCCGCCGCAAGCGCTGCCATACGTCGCGTCCGCGCACCCAATAGGAGGGCTGCCGCGCCGGTTATCAGTGCGTGGGCGAGCATCTGCGGCTCTGCTATGCCAACCCACCAGCGATATAGAATGGTCATGGTTGCGACAAACGTGAGGCAGGCAAAACTGCCGGCACTGGCGCTCCCGCCCAAACGGCGTACCGCGCTGAAGATCGCGATTGCGGTCGCAGCGAAGGCAAATATGGAGATGATCCGCCCGGGAAAAACCGGATCCCCAAATACAAGTGCAAGGCCACCCGTGAGATAATACCACAGCGGCGGATAATTATTGACGACGAATACGTTACGAGGCGGGTACAGCGCGCCGCTGAAAGCGTGGATCGAATGAAGGGCGTTCCAGCCTTCATTGGTAGCGTCCACCCTCATCCCAAGCCTCGCCAGAGGGGGAATCAAACCGATGCAGGCCAGGAGCGCAAGGACGCCAAGCAACACGGCAACGCCGCGCGCTGAGAAGCGACTCCAATCGCGGCCAGTGAATTGCGGCACGGACACCAGGGGCAGGGACATAGCGTGATGGCGAACTGAAGAGCCGGATATTGAGGTTGGAAATTCTCACATAGCACGCGCTCTCTCAGCCGTGAAGCTCGTGAACAAAATACTTCCGGTGCGCATATCGCTCGGCCACAAACGTTGCATCCCTCCATCGATCGCATCGACGAACTGGAATGCAGTGTCGAGCGCGCCGAGCCGCTCGGTCGTGTTCTGCCGGCGGGCCTCGCAGTTCTTGAGCGAGATCACGTATACCGGAATACCGGCGATCGCGGATCGGGTCCCCGTCGGGGCGGATCCAAGCCGCCACGCAACCCCGAAGTCAAGGACCCGCAACGGCATATGCGACCTTCCTGGGGCAGAGCGCGCCAGGCAGGCGGCAACGGCGTTGCGGACCGCATCGAGGTCACCGCATATTTCGCGTAAGTCTCTGGATCTCAATTGCCAACTCGATACGCGGCCCATGCGCACAGCCCCTGCCTGCCAGCATCCGTTCACGCCTGCCGAGGGCGCCACCCGGGCTTGACCAACGCCTGCGCGTGGCAATCATGCGTGCGGCAACACGCTATCGGGTCGGGTCCGACGATTGCCGACCCGGCATTTTGGTGCGGCGTTGGGGGAAGGGACGGCGATGGGAAAACTCCAGGTGAAGAAGCTGCTCGTCACCGGCGGAGCCGGCTTTCTCGGCTCGCATCTGTGCGAGCGCCTGCTTGCCGCCGGGCACGATGTATTGTGCGTCGACAATTTCTTCACCGGCGGCAAAGCCAACATCGAACACCTGCTCAAGCACCCGCGCTTCGAGCTGATGCGGCACGACATCACCTTTGCGCTGTATGTCGAAGTCGACGAGATCTACAATCTGGCCTGTCCGGCGTCGCCGGTGCATTATCAATTCGATCCGGTGCAGACCACCAAGACGAGCGTGCACGGCGCGATCAACATGCTCGGGCTGGCCAAGCGGGTCAAAGCCAAGATCCTGCAAGCCTCGACATCCGAGGTCTACGGCGATCCGGAGATCCATCCGCAATCCGAGGACTATTGGGGCCGCGTCAACCCGGTGGGCCCGCGGTCCTGCTACGACGAGGGCAAGCGCTGCGCCGAGACATTGTTCTTCGACTATTGGCGCCAGCATGCCGTGCGCATCAAGGTCGCGCGGATCTTCAACACCTATGGTCCACGCATGCACCCGAACGACGGGCGAGTGGTGTCGAATTTCATCGTGCAGGCGCTCAAGGCCGAGGACATCACGGTCTACGGCGATGGGCAGCAGACCCGCAGCTTCTGCTATGTCGACGATCTGGTCGAGGCCCTGATCCTGCTGATGGATACGGCAGATGATTTCACCGGGCCGATCAACATCGGCAACCCGCGGGAGTTCACGATCCTGGAGCTTGCCGAAGAGGTGGTGAGGCTGACGGGCACGAAGAGCAGGATCGTCTTCAAGCCGCTGCCGGCCGACGATCCGCGGCAGCGCCAGCCCGACCTGGCGCTGGCCAGATCCAAGCTCGGATGGCAGCCGACGACCGACCTCGCGCAGGGACTCGAGCGCACGATCCGATATTTTCGGCAGGCGCTGTGAAGGGCTGAATTCCGGCAAGCCGTACGACTTCGAAGCCATCGCGGCATTCGCGCTCGACCGCGATTGGTGCAAGCCCGACGCCTGGTTCTGCTCGGAACTCGTTGCCGCAGCCTTGCAAGCCGCCGGCCGGTTCGCGCATCCGCTCGCCACCGCCACCAAAAGAATCACCCCCGTCCGACCTGCTTCCGGTGCCGAGTGCGCTGGCGGCGGTCGGCCAGCCAATGGAGAACCCATGAACTACGCGTCGCTACTCGTTGTCGCCGCCGCGCTCGCGCTGGCGGGCTGGACCTTCGAGCATCCGCAGGTCGGCCCGCAAGGCCCGGCCGCAATCCCAGCTCGTCCGAGACTTTAAGGCAGCCCCGGCCGGCAAAGGCATGGGCTGCCCCGAGACGCAGGTCGCAAGATGGTGAGAACGGCCTGGACCTCTCCCACTAGGCAAACCGGGGGCCCGGCGGGCCAAGTGGTAGGATCAGAATACCCGAAGCAGGGGCTAGTTCCGTGTGAGTTTGCTCACCCGCGTCAGTCGACCCCTCCCGGACACACCGCCTCCCAGGACGCGCGGGTCGGCGCATTCGGATTCCTGATCTGATAGGTGACGTATTTCACCCAACCCCGAAGCTCTGTTGTGCTAGGGATGGACGTGGGCAGTTCCGCCGTCTGTAGCTTACCTAGGGCGGGCATATGTCATTCAAGATTCTCTTCCTGATCGCCTTGTTTGCGCCGCTACTGTTGATCGCGGCCGGCGCAATAATGCATGGGCCGAATCGAGAGCCGAGACGAAACACGCAGCTTCCACCCTGAAACGCGGCTGCGAGACCTCCCGGGTCGGCGGTGCGACCGAGGTACAGGTGAAGGAGCGCACGGAACGCGTCGATGACAATGTTCGCCACCAAGGCCGCGGTCGAGGAGGGGATTCTGCCAGGCGGTGGGGTTGCGTTGCTGCGGGGAATCAAGGCGCTCGCTAGGTTGAAACCCGAGAATGACGAACGACCAGAAGACTGGAATTGACATCGTGCGAAAGGCGCTCAGCTGGTCCGCGCGGCCGGAACCCGCCAATTCGCGTCGATAATTAGCGCTGCACCTGGAAAGCCGGCTCAACGATCTCTCCGTTTTGGGCGCACCTTTCTAAGACGCACACCAGACCCGCCACCATTCTCTTCAATAAACTCAACGCCGCCAGTTTCTAGCGCCCTTTTAATCACGTCCATAGTTGCTCGCCGCGATCGGCTCGTCCCGCCTTCCAATTTCCGAACAGTGACAATGCCTACGCCGGCCCGGTCGGCCAATCCCTGCTGGCTCCAGTCGAGTAGGCCCCGTGCGGCTCTGCACTGTGCAGGCGTAATCACGGTGGGATTCTTAAGGACAAAACCTACGTGGATCAATGTGTCGAAAATCGATTGACAAACCAAAATGTCTGTTTTAGGCATATACATCGAAAAACGATCATTCTAAGAGGTAGGCTTATGTGCTCAGCCCGACCGCAATTGGCCCCAGAACGTCGTGACTTTATCGGTGGCTCCGACGCCCGCGTCATTATGGGCCAGGATGAAGCCGCCTTGCTAAGGCTCTGGCGCGAAAAGCGGGGTGAACTCGAACCGCTGGACCTCTCAGGAAACCTTATCGTCCAGCTCGGGGTCGTCACCGAGCCGCTCAATCGGCACTGGTTCGAGCGCAATACGGGGCAGAGCCTCAAGGATATCCAGCGCCGAATCCGCCACCCCGTGATTCGCTGGATGGCGGCGACCCTCGACGGCGTCATTGCGGAGACCGGAGCCGTCTTCGAGGCCAAATTCATGCTGCCGTGGTCGTTTTCCGAAGAGGCGGC